TGGTGAGGGTGTTGTATGGACAGCAGAGTGGAACAACCAAGTGTTACGCTTCAAAGTGAAAGGAGAGAAACATTCGTCTAGTAAGGTAAAAACATTAGCTTCTGTTGATGTTGAAAAGATTGGTAGTGCTGTTGAGTTTGCGGATAGTGTAGTGACAGATAGCCGATTCAATCAAGCCATTGAGAATGTTTTTAATGGTGAGAGCGTTGACATTAAAAAGCTTGGTGAGGTTATCAAGTGGGTGATGAAGGATGTGTTGAAAGAAGAAATTGATACAATGGCAGCTAATGGGTTAGAACCGAAAGATGTTGGGAAGTATGTCAGTCAGAAAGTGAAAGAGAAGTTCTTTGCTTTAAGTATTTAGGGTTGTAATTATAAAGGTGAGGTGTTATGCTTCACCTTTATTTATTTGGAAGATAGAAAATGAACGGTTGGTACTTCGACATAGAGTCTGATGGATTCTACTTACAATCAAAAAAGATTTGGTACATCAAATTTAAAACTCTTGATAATACTCGCTCAATGAGTGTCTACCCGTTTAAGGAAGATTGCACAACTAAAATACTTGAATGGATAAACTCATTTGAAGACGGTGCTTTAGTTGTACAGCATAATGGATTGGGTTTTGATACATGGATGCTGTGGAAATTCTTTAATATTCAACCGAGAGTAGGCAAGAAAGGTAAGGATTGGCTTGGTAGTAAGCACGTTCAGTTTGTTGATACACTAATTCTTTCTCAATACTTACAACCAGACTCCTTATCACACTCATTAGCTTACCTATCAAGCGGTAACGATAATGAGAAGATTGATTATAGAAAACACTTAATCGAAACAGGTGTTATGCCTAAAGACTCGCCTAAAGGTTTTGAGTTTAGTTTCTACAATGAGTACATGGACACCTACTGTGATGCTGACGTTGACGCTGGTATTATGGTGTTTAATAAGTTGTGGAAGTTAGCTCAGGAGATGTATGGTAAGGACAATTGGATTCATCCTTCATTTAAGCAGATACAAAAGGACTATTTCCTATACCAAGCACAGGCTTACACGGGTGTTAAGTTTAACGTAGAGAAGGCAAAGAAGTTAGTAGAGAATGTAACTGTTGAGATGGATAGAATCAAGAAGGAAGTTGATTCTGTATTACCTAACAGGGGACTAAAAGAAAGTGAGAAATCTTTCTACAAAATCCCTGCTAAACCATTCAAAGCTAATGGCGACTACTCTACGACATTTACTACTTGGTTGTCTAAGCACAATGCTAAGGTGATTGATGGTAAGATTCATGCTTATGGTCTTGTGGCTGATATTAAAGCCAACGAGGTGCTAGACGTTAAAATACCGATGGAGATTGATGATAATGCAGAACTTAAACAATGGTTCATGGAAAATGGCTGGAAGCCTAGTGATGAACATTGGAATTTAAAGAAGGGTGAAGATGGTAAGCCACTAAGAGAGAACGGTAAGGTTGTTAAGACAACACCTAAGATAATGGTGATGGGTAATATCTGCCCTAATTTACTAAGAATGGAAGCTGAGATACCCGCTAAGGTTGTTAAGTATTTATCATACCGTAATAGGCGTTCTGTTGTTGAGGGTTGGCTTAACAATTGGCGTATTGATTTTGATGGTAGACTTAGTGCTGAGATTAGTGGCTACACACCCACATTTAGGGTGCGTCACCGCACAGTGGTGAACTGCCCTAAAGCAGACCCTAAAGTGCTTCTAGGTGCTGAGATGAGGGATTTATTCTGTGTTGATGAGGGGAATTGGTATATTGGGACGGATAGTGCTGCCTTAGAGAATAGAACATTAGCCGCCTACACAATGAAGCATGATGGTGGAGCATTTGCTGAACTAATCCTAAGAGGTGATAGTCACAGTTTTAATGCCTTTGCTTTCTTCCCTGAGATAGCTGACAAATTTAGTATAGACACTGTTGGGTTGAAAGATTTACCTGAGTTTAAGCCTTATCGTAATAAAGCAAAGACGGGTGCATATTTGCTTGCCTACGGTGGTGGCGTTCCTAAGTTGGCAAGTAGTTTAGGGCTATCAAAGCAAGCAGCGCAGGTGGCATACGATAACTACTGGACAGCTAATTATGGACTAGGTAAGCTAAAAGAGGCGGCAGAGAATTACTACGACACAGCAGGTAAGAAAAAATATCTACCTGCTTGGGATGGTAGAATACTTTCTATCAGGGGTAAGAATGTATTGATTAACTGTCTAGGGCAATCTCTTGGGGCTATTTGTCAATCGTTGGCAGCTTGCTTAATGGATGCTAAGTTAGGGAAGATGTACATTGATGATATGGGTAGACCATACTATTTGTACAAAGGGAAGATGGTGAGACGGGTAAGCCTTTTTCACGATGAGTATAGCTTTGAGGTGTTAGACGGTATTGAAGAAGATATTCGTGCTATGAGTGTTAAGTGTATCATTGAGGCTGGTGAGTTCTTAAAGCTACCAATTGAGCTTGATGGTGAGGGTAAGATGAGCAAGAATGGTAGTTGGAAAGATGTTCATTAAACAGTTGACACAAGGAACGTGTTCACTCATAATACCAAACACACAAACAGGAGAAAGATTAATAAAATATTTAATTAAATGTTTGACACAACATTAAAATGTGTTAAGATAGATGAATATAAGCAGCTTGAACAACGGGTTGCTTATACAACGGCATAATGCCACAACAACGAGGAAATCGATAATGACAACAGAAATTCTAAACAACGCAACCTTCTTTTACACTTGCATTCAGACACCTACTAAAAAGTATGAGTCAGATTTGACAGAATGGAAAACAAGTGCCGTAGTAGACAAAGCCACAGCAAAGGCTTGGAATAAACGCTTTTCTAAACAGAAAGCTAAAGAAGTGGATAACGAGGAGTTTGTAGCTAAATACAAATGTGAAGTACCATTCCCTGACCAAGAGGAACAGTACGTTATTAAGCTGTCTCAGAATACCCACAACGCTGATGGTAAGGAGATGTATCAGCCAAAAGTATATCAAGACATTGGTAATAACAATGTTGTAGATATTACTAAGAAAAAGTTAGTAGGTAATGGTAGTAAAGGGAAGGCTGCCTATGGTGTAGTTGAGAATAAGTTCGGTACATTTGCTAAGTTAAATAGTATTTGTATTTATGACTTAATTGAGTATGGTGGTAATGCTAATCCTTTTGGTAATGTCGTAGAAGATGAGGCAGATGCAGAACAACGTCAGGCTTATAAACCAAGTGAGGCTAAAGCTGCTAAACCTAAGCCTGCACCGTTAGCAGAGGATTTAGATGACGATGATTCGATACCCTTCTGACCTTAACTAAGCAATAAACAAACGGGCTGCTAACAACAGCCCAAACATTTAAGAGAGAGTTATATGAACAACACAGAGTGTGTCTTAGAAGATGCAGGTAAACCTGACGCACCAAAGAAATCTTCTTTTGCAACACGCTTCTTAATAGCGTTCTTTGTTTATTTAATCTTCTTTCTAATCCCCGTATATGTTGGGTTTGGAGTAGATGTTAATAACATGGCAGGTGTAGTGTTACCAAGTATTTTATTTAGTGCTTTAATGGCACTTGGAGGAACAGACAAATGAGTCATTTTGAAGATTTTATGGAACACGCTACAAAGACAACAGACGAGGAAACTGTACAGAAAGCTATGGAGCTTTTAGATGAGATTTTCTTGATTATTAAAGATAATGGACTAGCAGGTGCATTAGCGTCTAATCTGTTGTTTAGCACTTGCCTAGATGCTTTAGGTGATGAAAATGAGGATAGTTAGGTATTACAGGTTGGATATGCAGTTAGCGGAGGAGGAGTTCTTAAACCTACCTCTGCTACACAAAGACGATGCAGAAATTATCGCTGCTGTAATAAACAGGTCTTTTCCACCTAACAGTATTTTTAGGTGGAAAGTGGTTGAAAACGAATACACCTTGCATAAGGGTTTGAGGGATAAACAATGAGTGAACAAAAGAAGCGTGGCCGCCCTGAGAATAATGATAATGCTGTACTGACAGACATTATCAACGATAAAGAGAAGCTCAAGGCATTTAAAGAAGCTGTGGCCAACCTAGTGTACCATAAGCGTAAGATTGAAGCTGATACGCTATTATATAAAGAAGATGTTAGTGGTGTCAGTGAAAAATATGGTTTGTCAAAGGGTTTGATTAATGCTAAAGTGGCTGCAATAGTCAAGGAAAAAGAGGCTGAAGAAGCCGATAAACTTTTAACAAAACATGAAATGATGACTGAGGTGTAACACAGGCGTAAGGCGTGTTGCCCTACAAAGATTTAATTTGATAACAGGAATAAAGGCTATGAGCGAAACACAAAAACAGGTTGGGGCAACATCGCACTTGACGCAGATGTTAGATGTTGTGAACAATAATATGATGCAGTATTTAATTGGTACAACTGAACTGAGCCATTACTTAACTGCCTTAGTTGATGAATTAAATTTAAGTGCAAAAGACGAAGACGCGCTTAATGCTGCTAGTA